GTCCGCTTCAGCCTTCTCCTCAAATGCTTTCTTAGCAGCATCTGATAAAGGCTGGGTTTGGGCCATCCCACGCATCGGAACTTCGGAAGGTTCTTTTGCTTGTATGGACCCCACGTCTTCACCCGACCGCTCTAACTGGATTTGAGCCCCCCAATCAGTAGGATTGGCAGCTCCTTCCAGTTCTTCTTGAACGGCCTCTTCGTCATAAACGACGAAGTCCTCGAATCCGAGGTCATCATCCTCGTCTTCTGGGTACGCATGAGTTGGATTAGACTCAGACATACGCTCTGACATAGCAATACCTGAATGCTCTGTCAAGCTGTCATCAGGAGGGAGGAAGAGGTTTGCACTCCACTCACTGGTTGGCCATGCCACGTCATCAGAGGAGAAAGGAATATCCAAAAAGACATTCGATTCGGTCTCCGTAACAAACTCGGGATCATCATCCAGCATGGGCCTGATTGAACGCTTTTCATAGGAAATATACTGGGCGTGCAACCGATCAGCCAATATGGGGTACAGGTAGCCCCCCATAGCGTATAAGCTCCTAAATTTCTGCATTGCGGCTTTCTGACGCAGCAGAGGAGATTTATACGACTTCTTGAATGTAGTAGCTGACAGCATCAGCTTCACCAATTCTGGCTTCGGGACATAATGCTTGTTCCTCTCGCCATGCATTCGTATGAGTTTCTGTCCTAAAAAGACGAAATCATACGACTCAGAACCTTCGACAAAAGGGGTCGGCTGCAGAGTACCATCTTTGAACACTAGTCCAAATTTCCTCTCCACATCCTTCTTGATTTGCATCAATATGGGAAGCAATTGTTCAATCCCCTCCCAAGTCCCCTTACGCGCCTCGAACATTTCCGAGACGTAACCATTCACTGTCGCACTTGCAATCTCGTCAAACTTCGTAGTGCCTGGGATACCACTCCCAAGCCCATACTTGAAGTTAAACGTAAGTGCTCCGTCCACAATAACAGGCCTCACAAAGGCTCTCTTGCAGTTGAGTTTAAGAACTGCATCCCATGTATTGTCAAAGTGCTTAAAAGCACCACGCCACACACTATAGGCCACCTGCCCCCACTGTGGAGCTAAAGAAAGATCCATGTGAGAGAAATCTGGCGTCACTATATACGTGCTGTGACTACCTCCTCCTACTATAACCCACAACTGGTCATCGCCATAGAATGTAGAGTAGAAACCCTCACCTTTACGTGTTTGGGCTACTATCCAATCATACATCCTATCACCGCCTCCATAATTCCACGAGAACCCAACCGCGGACGCCATATCTGCAGAGTAGTCCTCATCGAACCGCACTGCTTTAAGCTTACAATGGAGAGCTGAATATAACAACCTTTCATGAAGTGGATACACAAAATATGGGCGAATTTTGTTGACAAGATTTTCCACCTTGTAATAGTCCTGCTTATTCTTAAGCAGAACCGCCATTAGAGACGGTCTATTCTCGACAAAAGCCTCGAATTTCCCTTCAGCTATGGCATCCAACATCTCGCTTCCGACTTCCAATGCCTGACGCATGGTCCCAACCGTTGCAAGTTTGCAATAGTATGGGACGCCCGCATTCGAATTGGGGTTGAATTTAATCTCCCCCTTCAAGTCCGCAATCACCTCCGCTAGTGATCGCCCTGAAAATACAACATCCACCGGCCTATACTTGACAGCTTTCCGTGCCCATCGTGTGCATTCTGCAACGCTGAGCACCGGAACCACCTTCGGTTCCAACAAACCTGTCACAAGCCTAGTGAGTAAACCCTGCATATTCCCTGAACTGCCAATGTAGGCATTAGCCCCCAACAGAGCTTCCACGTAAGCCTCCTCCTCCTCATCAGTGAAGGCTTCATCTCGCGGAAACTGCTTTGCAACATTGATGAACTCTCCATCTTTCCCGAAGTTGCTAAAAGTC